TCCCTATTTAGTTCATTAATCCGATCCATCAGCTCTTTCCCCTGTCGGGCATCCAGCGCAAATCCCGCTATTGTCGTTGTGCAGTTATTTGCCAGCCCAACATAGGCAGCATTTCCCATCTCTGAAAGATATTTCATGATTTTACCGAAAATAACCCGGTACGTTTCTCCCGAACGAATATTTTCGCGGTTGACTGCAGGACTAAATTCCGCCACGGAATCAGGATTTGCCATTATCTGATAGGCATTCCCTTCATTGTCCTGCAGATCAACATTATATCTAGCCATGGCTTTCCCCTCCGTCACATCTTTTTCAGGAAAATTTTAACCTGCGATGCAGTTACATAATCCGTTCCGAACTTCACATTATCCCCATCTTTTCCATCTGCCCCCGGAGTTCCAGGCTCTCCTTTTGCACCAGGATCACCTTTTTCTCCGGGTTCTCCCTTCGCTCCTGGATCGCCTTTTGCTCCCTGAGCTCCCTTCTGAGCAAGCATCATCCACTTATTTTCTTCCCAAGTGTCTCCTGAAGTATGGGATGTCTTACATGCATATGTACTGCCGTTTCTTGTTACTACGTCAATATAATGACCATCATTCACATAGGCTGTTTTCGCTGCCCATGCTCCTTTCATGCGTACCGATGTGCCCGTTTCGCCTTTTGCCCCTGGCTCACCGTCAGCGCCTTTCGCACCAGGAGCACCCGGATCGCCCTTTTCTCCCCTGAATTCGCCACCTTTAATGGCTTCATCTAAGCCTTTCCCGTTGTAATTAATGTCCTCTACATCGACCAGCTTAAAATCTCCATTATTTTTGGGTTTAATCTTTGAAATCAGTTCAATTGCCATTACCGTTTTCCTCCTCTTATGCTACATTTACCGTTGTGTTTCCCAGTCCTGCATTATCGGAAATCCAAATATCATAAGATTCCGTATAACCGGATGCATTTGTGAACTGGATTGTCCCTGCTTTGCTAAAGCCGCCATCAAACCCGCCCACTTTAAATGCAGGTGTCCCGTAGCGGGTCGGAATTGCATAATAAATATGCTGCCCTGCTCCTGCGTTTACAGTGAAGGTTTTTGCCTTGCTGCCCTGCAGTCCTTTTGTCAATGTCAAAACAAATGCACTGTCAAAAGATGTTTTCTTCGCTGCCACGCCCCAGTAAATGCCATTTAAAAACGTGATTGCAGTCGTTTTCTGCGAGCTTGCGTTCCGGTCGTCCATCGCTTTCAAGGTATACGTTTTATTTGTCTTGATTCCTGCTCCTTCAATCGTCTTTGTTTTAGTGGACACATCCACCTGGGCATTATCTAAAGTCAATGTTTTGGGCGTTTTATTGTAATTCCAATCCAGCCTTACAGTATTAACCGTAGTTCCCATCTCCACTGTATTAACATTGTTCGTAAATGCAGTCAGCTGGATTGCCGTATACAGCAGATCATCAAGCACTTCTTTTACACTTTTATTCCCATAGCTCACGCCGTCTGCAGTTGTTGCCCCCGGTGCGCCAGCCGGTCCACGTTCAACCAGTACCATCCATTTGCTTGCATCCCATGTGCTCGTGGATGTATGGGATGCCTTACATGCATATGCAGTCCCATCTTTGCTGACTATATCAATATACTGCTGATTTGCGACATAGGCTGTACTCGGTGCCCATGCCCCTCTGGTCCGGAGGGATGTTCCCTTATCGCCTTTCTCCCCAGGTGTAGTCTCAATCTCTTCCAAAACCTGCGTCAGTGTCTTCCCGTCAGCAAATAATACGCTATCCGGCGATGTGAGGACATCAACCTCCTCTATAACTTCTCCTGTTTTCTCGTTCAGTAACCGAACCCTTACTTTACTCAGTGCCATCTTCGTTTCCCCTTTCGATTACTTTCAGCCCCATATTCGGGCTTGCCTTTATTTCTGTGCCTCCGCCAATCCCCTGCCCGCCCACGACCAGATAAAACGTATGCGGCTTGCGCTTATTGATAGGGACATCCTCATGTGCCACCACAATATTTATCCGCTCCTCCAGTGCGATCTTGATTTCATTCCGGACCATTTCAATGTCCGCCTTTGTGGCAGTCACGATATGCGGATCCACTAACAGATTGATCACGCTGCCATTCAGCAGGGCGATCTCTATCGCAAGGCTCATCTCATTGATGATGCCGTCCACGATATTCACTTTTGGTGTGCTTGGTGTATTTGCAACTGCGATCATCTCTCCGCTTTCTGCAAATATCGCCATCTCCCGGATTGTAAATCCTCCGACCTCCCCGGGAATGATCCCGCGCACGATCAAAATATTGGGCGATGAACTGCTGATCTCGCATGAATTGATACTCCCACGCCACAGTTCATTTTTCAGTGCAGTCATTTCCGGATCCGGCTGGTAATATGCCCCATCCCCGTCCCCCACCGCGATCTCTGTGATCGTCAGCTTCTCCCCTGCCGCCAGCGCGGCAGCCATCAGCTTATTTCCGGTGTCCGTAACAACCGAATAATATTTGCTTGCTCCTTCCATCATGTTCCTCCTTGAACTTTTGCATGCAGCACCGTATGCATGGATCCTGCCGCCAGTATGCTGTCCGTTGCCGACGCCGAAAGGCTCTTACAGATATATGCTTTTACCTTCAGTTCTCCCCCGATGCCGCCGACTGCGATCACTTTCTCATCTGCCCGTATCGTATAGGCGAACCTCAGATGAGGCAGCGTCCGCGCCGTTTTTACCTTCAGCGTCTCTGTCAGGATCGCGTCATAGTTAATGTCATGGCTGACCGGAACATCTATGTAGATTTCCGCCCACCGGCTTCGATCGGTTAAATACAGCGGTTCCACACTACACTGCGGATAACCGATCATTTCCAGCGCCAGCTTCAATCCTTCTGCAGTCCCCGCCATTTCAGCGATAACTGCCTTCATCTGCAGACGCCTCCGGTATGCCTCTATGCTTTCGCCCTGCAGCCTGAACATATCCCGATCCTGCCCGATTACTTCCAGCATAATCGGCTCTGCCATGGAAATCATCTTCTGCTCCCGCAGTCGGAAAATATCTTCCTGAATGCCGTCAAATACTTCCCCGACAACAGAAAAGAAAATCTTCAACTGGTTTTCCCCGGCTTTCAGCTTCCTCAGCGGTGCATGTAACAGATAAAACATATAATCGCCAAAGTGCTCAAACATCCGTCATTCCTCCCGCTCTATGTTTACCGTAACCGTCCCGCAGATGATGACCTTATCCTTCTCCAGAACCAGATCCCCTTCTGGCTCTATGATTTTGACATTTTTAATGAGTGGCACGCTGTTTTTGATTGCATACAGCAGATTGTATTGGATAAATTCATTCAGCTCCCGGTCGCGGCTGATCCGAAAGTAATTTGTCACCACACTGACCACCCGGTCTTTGATCCCATCATCGGATACCAATTTCGGGAGGATTACCTGCAGCATAATGTCCTGTGTTACTGTAATGGCACTCTTAACCAGTACATCATCGTCAGGGGCTTTGATTCCATCCGCCGCAGCCTGCACTTTTGCAAGCAGCTCCGGCGTTGCCTCTCCTGCTGTCCCGGTCACGATAATATCTACCGTCCCCTGTCCGCGCGGATGGAGCTGATGGACTGTGACATGCAGCACACCATCTACCGCCTCGCAGATGTTCTTATATTTCGCCGCCGTTGGCATCGTAGCCAGCAAATCCCATGCCCCAAGCGTCCGCTCCCGGAGGGATTCCCACTCTTCAATGTCACTCCCCTCCCGGCTGATCCATCCCTCATCATTGTTGATCCGCTCCACACCTTCCAGATGTTTCATAGATTTCGTGATCTGACCTGGCGGGATATTATATTTGCTTCCTTCCATTTCTGCTTCGACTGGAACGTACATCACTACTGTTCCTTTCTGTCCGGTCACTTTTTCTATCGAGAAAAAGCGGAGCTTTTCCCCGTTGATGTCCGTTTCCGTCAGGAATACAGTACCGCGCGGTACCACTGTCGTGATCTCTGCTTCGGAATCCCGGTACAAAGTAACTGTCCCTTGCGCTTTTACTGCAGCTTTCCTCGTTTTGGAAAAATCCGCCGCCAGCATCCCCAGCCATTCGCCATCTGCGTGTCTGACGTACATGGTATTAAGCATCGACCGCAAAAGCTTTGTCAGTTCCACCCGTACCTGTACCACAATCATCAACATTGTGTAAAAAATACCGCCGCTCCTAAAATTTGTGATTACGAATCCTCTTTCCTGCAGTTTCGCTACCAGCTCATCTTTCAGCGTATCCCTATCCGGTTCAGAGAAGATTTTATCCAGTATGCTGTTATCAATCATGCTCCGTCACCTCCACCTGTACCCTGTCCAGCGCCAGATCCATCCGATATGTTTTTTGGGTATCCAGCCTTTTAAATAAAATTCCGATATTCAAAACATCCTCCCAAAACTCTGTTTCGATTCGGAGCGAAGACACATCCACTTCCGGATGCCTCGCCATCTTCCTGCGGATCCTGTCTTGGATTTCCAACCTTGTCAACTCGCTATCATCGCGCTGTATAAAATCCAGCAGTGACCATCCG